TACCTGCTCCGTCCACCCACTTCAGATACAAGCTGTGCGTTTGTGTCATACTAGCATGTATGTCATATGCCGCAAAGTTATTGACTACATAAGTACCCTCTTTATAAAGTGGTACGTTAAGTTCGTTTGAATTGGTAATTGTACGTCTGGCATAAGGAAGTGTTGATTGTTCCCAAGTCCACTTCCACATTGTAGCTTGACCTGCATCAGGTGCATCTACTTGTATCTCAAGTACTTCAGGTGCAATACTAAGATTTACATCAGGAACATTATCCTGTGTAATCTCCCGTGTACCCAATTGGATACTGTTTCCACTTAGATATAAATCTCTCCAGCGGTTATTGGCAGTTCCTAAGTCACGTGTAATATCAGTGTCAGGTATTAAGTGATCGCCAATTTGTCCGCTACTGTTGATGTCCAGAGTATCGTGATTTGGTACACCTAAACCAGTAAGTGTTACGTTTGATTCACTTAAACTTTTCCATGCACTTGCACTGGAATCATATTGCCAGGTTCTGCCTACGGCACTATATAAATCACCATTACTGGGGCTAGTTGGAAAGTTGATTGCCATTGTGTAATAATCCTATTGCTATTACACTTATTTATCGATTCTTTTATCACCATCTAATACTAATGCCATTTTATTTTGTCCTTCGATGTTTGTTTCAGTTATTTATAATACTTATTCTGGCTTAGTTGGCCACACCACATCATCTACTGATGTATATGTGTCTGTAATATCTCTTAGTGCTTGTCGATAAGCCTGCCACGGAACTCTTGTAGATTCAGGAACATCAGAAAATTGAGTCCAGTCACATTTACGTAATTTTGTAGTACGTGTTAATCTTAAATCTCGTAACTTTTCTTGTGCAATCTGTTCTGGTGTTTTAGGATCTGGATCAACTATTTCACCGTCGATGAGTTCCCAATCAATTCTACAACCGTCAGGTGCTGGATAAAAACTCATACTTTCATGAACGTCAAACGTTTCTTCAACAATATCTACAACTTTATTATCTAATACTAGTGCATATGTCATTATTGATACTCCTCAATCACTACGGCACCTTGCATGCCCGGTGTACCATCATTAGTGGTTCCTGCATGTGCGCCGCTACCGCCGCATCCCCATCCTCGTGCTGTTCGTCTTGCACCCCAAGTACTACCGCCTGTACCAGCACCATTCCAATAACTATCGCCACCGTTGCCGCCAGATTCTTCGTTGCCGCCACCGTCAATACTACCAGTGTGTCCATCACTGCCGTATAGGTTTAAGTTTCCGCCGCTACCGACACCACCACGACCGCCAATTGCCCATGTGGGAGTACCTGTTCCGCCAGTTGCACTACACTCACTACCAAAACTACTACTTCCGCCAGTACCACCGCCACCATTGGTGTTGCCGACACTTGCTGAACCACCACCGCCAATAGTACAATAATATTGTGTTCCTGGAATTACATTAATTATTTTAATAGAAGTACCACCTGCACCGCCGCCGCCTTGTGCATCGTCGGTGTTGTGGCTTCCTCCGCCACCTCCGCCGCCGGTTACTATAACTTTAATAACACTAATATCATCTGGTACAACGTATGTACCTGATCCTAAAATTGAAGTAATTCTTCTAGGAGCTCCGCCAAAACTCGGTGTTTGTATTACTCTTGCCATATTATGCCCTCTTTATTACTTTTAAACTAACCATTGTATTATTTGTATTGGTATTAGGAAATTTAAGTCTTAAATGATACCCACTAGCTGTACCAGATGTAGCAGCATCTTGTTGAGCTGTTGTTGAGCTGTTATACCACCAAACTTCTGCTACGTTAGCACTACTACCACTGCCACTGCCAAACATATCTCTTGCAAGGGGAGCTACACTTTTACCATAAACATAGTAAGTAACTTCAGCACCATTCCAACCTGTACCATTGTATACATACATATGTACTGGATCAGCATATGAACCACTACCACCACTGTTGGGGTTAGCAGTACCAAAAATTTCTAATATGCGAAAATCTGCAGGAGACCAATCTTCTAAATCAACATATTGGTCACTTGATGTGCCGTAGTTACCATTGTCGTAAACATTATGACCTAGCAGTTCTGTAACAAACTCAAGTTTTGTACTTATCTCTCCAGCTGGTGTATCTGCACCAGTTACCTTTACTCCGGTTTTTGTGCTACCGCCAGAATTATAAGCCTGCAAGGAAACTGATTGACCAGCTGAAGGATAACATTTTAGTATTGAACTATTACTAACTATCAGACCGTCATATCCATTATCACCAGTTTTTATTCTTGCACCATTTGCAGTGCTTGTGCCACCCCTCACATCTAGAGCATAATCAGGAGTAAAAACTCCTATACCAACTTTACCATCTGCTTTAGCTGCCAACACAGAAGTGTTACCTGCATCTGACCTAACTGTTAAAGCATACTCTGACGCTGCCGTACTACCTATTACAATTGATACGCCATCACCATTTGCAGTATTACTTTGTGTAAACTCTGCCGCATAAACAACGCTGTTGGTGACAACATCTATCGGAGCACTTGGACTAGTAGTGCCAATACCAACTTTGCCGCCATACTTAACAGCCATTACATCAGTACCGTCTTGCTCTCTTGTTCTTAAAATATAATCTGAAGAGTCAACACCAGCTTGTATATCTAGTCCATTGGCGTCTCCGCCTGTACCAGTATTAATTAATTGTGCGAGCCATCCATCATTTTTAGCTGCTGAAACATGTAAAGGAGAGCTTGGACTCGTCGTACCAATACCAACGTTGCCATTGGCGTCTACAGTAATGTCTGCAGATGTTAATGGGGTTCCTACTACTCCATTTACTGTAATTTGGTTCTGTTCAATTAGCATTTAATTTTCCTTACAATAAACTCTTATGGTTTTGTTGGCCATGTTACATCATCAAGAGATGTTGCACTTTCTGTAATATCACGCAATGCTTGTCTATATGCTGTGCGTTCATCTGACATAGTTAAATCACTACTTGCCCACCAATCTGTAGCTGCAATTAATTTATCACGTTCTTCACGTAATAAACGCATGGGCTCTGCGGCTAAAAGTTCGTCTTTCTTAGCACTTACTTCTGCCCAAGTTGTTCCCCAATCGCTTGGGTTTTGGCTTTCAATTGCTGAACCATTTTCATCTTCGCCAGTTACTTTGGCATACATGGTTGTGAATTCAGCTTCTGTTGTTGGCTCGCCACGCAGTACCCACTCTGTAACGCCAAGTTCTGTTAATGCTGTTGCAATTGTTATAGTATTCATTTTATTTTCCTTATTTAAACTTTAATTTCGTGAATTAAGTATCTTACTGATGTATTTTGATACTTAACAGTCCCATTTGCTCCACCATACATAGCAAAGGTAAACTTAACTTCATGAGCTCCTGCTGACAACGTATTAGTACCAAAATAACCTTTTGGTGCTTCCCTTGATCCAGCAGCAAACCCATAACCTTCATGATACCAAACTGAGTTATTTTCATCTCCTAAACCTGTACTTACCCCATCAATAAAAAGATTAAATCTAAAATTAGTATTAGTATTCGCTCTAAGTGCCTGAGTATGAAACATCCAACAAATTAATTGAGAACTACCAGACGTGTTTATTGTAAAAGTGTCCATATCAGTCCACGAGCCAGAACTAGTTGTAATTGCTGTACTGCCCTCTGCACTACCGGCACTACTAGCTTTTACTGTTTGAACTAATGAGCCAGCAGGCATAGTTACTCCTAAGTCTGTAACAGTTGGTGTAGCACCTGCTGTAGTTTGTATCTGATCAACTTTTAATATACTGCTCATTGTGCGATCTCCATTAATATAATAGTACTTGTTCCAGAAGTATCGTTTATTTGTAAACCACCTGAACCAGTAAACAATGACACTTGAACATCATAAGCTATCTGACTTGTAGTATTAGGAGAATCTATTATATTCATATTTACGTTTGCTCTCATACCTGCTGTTGTAAACCCTCTTCCCATCTCTGTGTGAAAGTTTGTATTTTGTCCTGTTACTCCAACAGTTGACCCGCCCGATACTGTTCTAGCCATTCTCCAATGATGCTGGTTACTACCACCACTGGTATTCATATATAATCCACCAATAGCTGCCATAATTAATATATTGCTAGAAGCAAACTTAGGTGTAATATTTGCTGATATCAAAGATGTATAAGAACCTGACGTTGTATTAACTACAGATGTAAAAATACCTGTCTGAGTTTGAATTACATGACCAGGAATATGTACACCAGCACCAGTAGTCTTTTCAACTATATTATCCACATATAAATTACTCATTGTGCTACCTCTGTTATTGTTGCTACCCAACGACTATCTGGAGAAAAGGTAGGTGCGTTATTTGGGAACCACATGCCGCCACCATTTGGGTGTATTTGAAATGTATGTGTTACTTGTGATGTAGTTCCGGAAATATAACTAAATTGATAATTAGTATCCCATGACATGTTATTTGACT